TTAGGGGCACTCACGAAACTTTTCAGGCGGATCACCCTCAGCGCCCGCATCAAACCACCGCACCCACTCCCGAATATGATCCAACGCCCGCTGGTACTTGTCCTTCCACTCCTCAATATCATCCTCAAGCACAGTGATACGAGCCCGCAACCCCTTCACCTCATCTTTAAGCTCGCTAATAGTCTCCCAAAGGTCAGCGTTCAAAGCTTGATAGCCCTCCCAGGAAGAGGCCTTCCGCTCCGACTTTTTTATAAGCAGATTGGCGATGGCGGCTATACCGGCGCCACCAACACCCGAACCAAGCAGTTGAATCCAGTCAGTCACGGGGCACCCCTCTCGACCCGATCAACCCCAGCGCCGTGAACAGCGTCGCCCCCGCCATCACAATGTAGGGCACGGAGAAAAGGACGTCCACGCGGGTTTCCTCCCACACATACAAGAGAGCAATAAACACGTTGAGGAAGATACTTACGACGGTTGCGGCATGAATAAGCCCCGGTATCCGCAAGCCAACCACACCTGCGACGGCCACGAGGAGCCAGCTAGCCACCCACACATAGCCCGGTAATGCCGACGCCGTATCCGGCAACATCACCGTGTCGTAACCGGCAAGTTTGACGATTCCGCGCACCGAATAATTTAGCATGATGAGCAGCCATAGCGCCCTAAATGCTTTGTACGAGTCTACGCGGGGGGTGGATAGCTGGCATGACATTTAGCCCTCCTGTAGTGGTGTGGTGGGGGATTTCGCGGCTGCGGTGGTGACACCCAAAACCGCTGCGACTAGGCCGACGATGGCCGCCCAATTCGCCTGGTCAAGGATGCCGTAGGTCTGGAAAACGACAGCTGCGGAACCAGCGACACCGTAGAGAGCGGTACGCCAATTGCTCTCAGAGTTGATAATGGCGAAGATGGCGGCCACTACTGCGACCACCAGTGCCGTCCACTGTGCGGCTTTCTGGTCATCCATCACACCAAAAGACACAAGCACGGTCATGAGTGCTGCCGACACAATGTAGAGACGCTCTCGCACAATCGGACTGAACCATTTTTTGACTGTTTCTTTCATTGATTTTTCTCCTTTATGCGGTGACCCCGCCGGCCTTAACCTCCGGCGAAACCTCGACGTGGATAAGATCCCCACCAACAGCAGTAGCGGTGATGGGGACGATGAGGGTGTTGAGGAAGCGCCGAAGCTGCGGCAAGACAGTGACGTCGCACTTGAAATCTTTGACGGCGCCTGCTCCGATGCGCTGCGACTCGAGCGCAAAATTAGCGACTTGAGCAAACAGCTCTTCTGTGGTCATTGAATCTCCTTTCAGAGTTGATTGATACGGTGGGCAAGTTCCCTAAGGTAGGTTCTGCCCGTTCCGGGGCACTCCACCGCGCCGTACGCTGTATGCCAGCCGGTCAGGTAGCGGTACAGCTCAGGTATCGCGGCAATAGCGCCCCAGATTCTTGACCCCGCGTCCATTGGGGGTGCAAGCTGTAGACCACCCGGACGTAGGCATGTTTTGAAGAGTTCTACGACCCAGGTGGGTAGATTGAGTCCTGCGTATTGAGTGGTGTCGGCTATAGCGCGCCATAGGCTGCCCTCTGTGGCGTCGCAAATAACATCCCCGGCGTAGGCGGCCTGCCAGACGTTCGGGTGGTTGATTGGCCGTTCCCCCGCGATACCATGGCCGGTAAGACGTTTACTGCCTAATTTGTGCCCAAAAAATGTATCCACCTACGCAACCTTAAAACACAAAGAAAAAAGGGGGCCCGGCATAATGCCAGACCCCCTCTGCCCCAATTTCCTAGTACAGCATGTCGGGGGGCTTGGGGAAATCACTTTCCCGACCCGCCTCATCCCAACCAACCACCCGCCGAATATAAAGACACGCCTCTGTGTGCCTCATTTTCAGCCCAGTGGCTTCTTCTTCCAACACGGCGATACGTTCACGCAACAGAGTTATCTCCTCACGCAATCCACGCAGTTTATTCGACTGCGCACGAGACAACTCCGCGAACTCTTCCGCAATATGGTGCTGCGTCGAAGACGCATTAACACGAAGCGTAACCATACCGCCAATAAGGGCGCCTAGAATGGCCGAGAGGGGCGCTGCAATGGCAATCCAATCCATACGGTTACCCCCTATTTATTGGCCGCAGGATCAAGCTCAGGCGCCTCAACATCCACGTCACAAGTAGGTGCCTTAGCCGCCGCCGTGGTCACACCAAGAACCGCGGCAACAAGGCCCACAATGGCGGACCATTCAGCATCTCCAAGAATTCCGTAGGACTGGAACACTACAGCTGCAGCACCAGCCACCGTGTAGAGGGCTACGCGCCAGTTAGTTTCAGCGTTCACAACCGAGAACACCGCGCCAATTACAGCAACAACTAGCGCCGACCATAAGGACGCCTCATTATCGGTAAGCACACCGAACGCGACCAGGGCAGACATTAACGCCGCAGCCACAATATAGAGCCGCTCACGCACAAGCGGACTAAACACCTTAGCCACACTCTTCTTTAAATTATCCATTTTTAATCTCCCTTACCTTTCTTTTAACGGGCCCGGTATTTCCGTGGCACCGGAATACGAATAAGACCAGTAATAACCTTCATGGCCTTCTCTGCAGCGCTTTTACCCGCCTCCGTAGGTGTGAACTCAACCGCGAAATCCCCAATAGCGTCAGCAATCCGGGCGAACAGCTCACAACCCTTAATGACTTCATTTGCTTTTGAAACATCCGGTAGCTCAACCAGACCAAGAGACAAGTCAAGTTCTGCGTTATCCCCGGCTTTTTCTGGTTCAATAACCTCAGCTAAAACGTCCGTAATCTCCATGCTTTCCCTCCAGTATTTAGGCATAGAAAAAGGCCACACAAACACTGCATGACCTGCGATAATGTGATATAATTAGTGTGTTGAGAACGAGGGGCCTCCACTTTTTGGGGGCCTCTTTTTATAGGCGGCTAATCCTATGAGCCACTTCCACTAAATAAGAATGCTGTTTACCCGGGCACTTTCGTGTCCCATAAGACGAGTGCAACCCGCCAACATAGAAAGCCAACTCCGGCAAAGTTGACAACATGCCCCATAGCCGCTGCGCGGTACCAATATCCTGCAACAACTGCACATCGGCCCGTAGTGCGGTCCTAGCAACATCAACCGCCCACCTAGGAACATTAAGCCCCGCTACTTGTGTTAAGTCAGCCATAAGCCGCCATAGGCTAGCCCTATGCGCGTCGCACACAACATCACCCGGTATGGCGGCCTGGATCACCCGTGTATGCGGGATAGGGCGTTCACCACAAATGCCATGGCCCTGTAACTTATAGTGTCCGACCCCTGGTCCGCGTGGTTTTCTCGGGTCAGCCACAAGCGCAACCCCTTTTAGTCGTGGGTGTCCAGCAATCTCTAGCGCAAAATCACCCGCCGCGTCAGCCCCCTGGCTGTAACCAAGTAGGACGATGGGGGCTTTCAGATCCCGCTCCCACTCTTCCCGCAGCCTGTCTATCGCGATCTTCTTTGACCGGGCATAAGACACCGGTAGGGCGAACGTCTGCGGATATTTAATAAACGTAATATCGAACTTCGATGTGTCTAGGTGGCGAGTGACACCGCCCAACATGCCCGGCGCGAAATCCCAGGTTCCGGGTACGGCTAGGACTCTAATTGTCTGCATCTTTCCTCTTTTGTGGTGTAGTTCACAGTAATTTTCTACTTTTCCGACTTGCGCGCCGTTTTAAGGCCGAAACCTGGGATACCCAATGTTTGGCCGATAATGGCCAAAGCATCGACGACAGTGTGCCCGCCGAGCTGCTCCCAACCACTGAAACTAGGCTTTCCCTGTGGTGTACGCCCGTATCCTGCAAGCTGCTCGAAAGCGAGCTTTCCGTAATCTGGGCGGAGGTGCTTGGGTTCTGGCATAGTAAGCTCCCTATAAAATCTCTTAGCTTCGGCCATAAACTTTTTGTTGAGTGGCTTTCCTGGTGCTAGCTGACCGGGGCAGGCCGTCGAATAAAAGTCGGAATGGTAGCGCACATTCACACCCGATTTAGGCTCACCTAACTTAAAGTAGGCGCAAATGGCGGCAGTCAGCCGGGCTGCAGTCACAACCGCCGCATCACTCACCGGCCAGCCCTCAGCCGCCCCGGCGCAGTTCGCGATCTCAATACCAATAGAGCGGGTATTAATGCCCCAATCACCCGCATGCCAGGCCGTATCCGACAGCTTCACCAGCTGACCCACCCGCCCGCTACTCTCCACCTGAAAATGGGCGGACGCTTCACGAGTAAGCCACGTTCGGTAACACTCCTCCACCGACAGGTTCCCGGCGTTATGGTGGATCACCACCATCGACACCCGGTTACCGCCACGCCCCGGCGAAAAATGCACCGGCACCAACTGCGTCACATCCGGGGTGAGTGTCTTCCAACTTTTCATCGCGGCACCTCACTTTTTTGGGTATAAAAAACGGCACCCACCTACGGGTGCCTACTTATCTGCTTGTGTCTAGTACTGGTAGTAAAACAGGGAGAATCAACAACAAGAAAAGTTAAAAAACATATTCCAGCCACACACAGCCCTTACCTGGTGGGACAGGCAAAAACGTTTGAGTAACAAGCTCGCCCCCGTCGCTGTACGTATGTCTACGACCCCTAAAACCCCTGACCCCTGCCCCTGCGGTAGCATTTTTGATACGTCGGGTTTCCCGAAGATTGTAGGGTAAAAACTCTTTCGACTGGCAAAAATCCCAGTATTTATTTTGCCTTGGCGTATCCAAAAAAATGCCCCACACGCGCATATTCATCTGCTTGATAAGATCATCTTGATTAACGTACCCCGGAGCATTGATCGTCGCGGAATACAGCTCTTCGCCAATAGACTGCGGTTGCCCCCGCTCCTCAATATACGGAAACCATGTCGGACTAAACGTCGGCTGATACTCACACCCAGGTGGAGACTCGTATCTATCCGGGAAGTGCGTCCCACCGATAGGGGGATTCCACACCCATTCCCCATCGACCTGAGGGGGGTGAGGGCGAACTCCACACACGGTCGGCACAACAAATGTACACTCGCGCTCCACAATAGCGCTGGTGTAGATACGCCCGTCTACACCGTCCATACCATCCTTATCGCTCACAGCGGTAATGCCTTTGCGTGCAGGTGTACCCCACCCGCCATGGGATACGAAAACACCAGTAATGCGGCGTGCTTTATCCGGTGCCTTCCAGCTGAGTTTTTCGCCATAAAACTGGTAATCTGGGACAACCTGCCTATAAATCGGTTGCCCGAATGCATTTTTGCCTTCGTGTCGGTAGTTGTAGCGGCCGGTATCCCCCTCAGAATAAATCAACTCAAACACTCTATTCTGCTGGCAGATATTGCGCACAGATTGCATGTCATGGGAAAGATTAGGGAAAATCGTCGAATACGCTTTTTCTTCCCCATCCGATCTATCTTGATCGGTTACAACACCTGTATAGGGGAACCAATGGAATTTACTTGAATTGTAGAACGCCGCTATAGCTGCACAATGCGCGTAGTGGCCGGTGGCGGTGCAACCGTAGGGGTTAATAGTCCCTTTTCCCAATAATTTTCCTGTATTGACCCTATCGGAACCTGCCTCCGTTTCAACATACATCTCGATGTTAGACCCACGTCGTGCGATTTGTACGGACATCAAAAACCATTTCTCCCTACAACGTGGAAGAAACCCCTCTGGGATAGCGGTTTCCGAATATGCAGTCAGCTCCGTATCCGTTATTGCAGTTACTTTTAGCTTTGTGTCGGTGACTTCTATCTTGAGCGAATTCTTCGACATGTCCCCATCTTTACAGAGAGTCACCCAGCCGCCCGGGCGGATAAAAGCGCAGAACACGAAGCGTCTGTCGTTGCTCTTCTTAGTCCAGTACTCCTCTTCTTGGGCATCCAAAACCACCGACCAATCGTTTAGCGTGGTATTTAAAAGAGGGTAAAAAATTCTATAATCCACTGATCGGCTTTTACTGAATAGGAAACGCAGCGCCGGAGGGTAGCCGTCCTCGTAGGTTTTATAATCGTCTCCAGCAGCCCAGTTTTTTCTGACAAGACTCACAAATAATCACCACTCAGAGTTACAGATAGCCCTTGAATATCGACAGTCAAGTTAGAAAACTTTATGACGATCACATTCCCGGCATGGAGCGGAACATTCATTTCCCAGGACTTGTCCAGCGTGTTGTCATCCCATGTAGCGTTCCACTTCAATAGCCCGTTAATGTACAGTGATATTTTCGCAGAACCCACCACATCAGCATCTTTAGGTGTAAATGCTTCTGTTCTACACCGTAAGTAGCCTATTTTCCCGTCGAAAGGCGCAGTGACACCTAGCGGAATATCATTCGCCCCGTCAACGACTGTCATTGCTGCGAGGTAAATCTCCTGGTGCCACTTTCCTAGGCTTTTCCCCGTTAACGCGTTGACCATCCGGTTAAACGCCGTCGCAAAAGAATCCGCCACCTGCCCCGCAGCACCAGCTGCGCCTTGCATAACGGAGTTCATACCTTCCGTAACAGTATTTACAACATCATCAACCACTGTTGTCGTGAGCTCTGCGATGTCAGCAGCATTCTTCGAAATCTGAGCCGCCCACTTCGATGTTTGCGCATCAATCAGAGCAATAATTTCGCCCTGGTCATAACCATCCCCCAGCGCCTCAATCGCAGCCTGCAGCTTCTTGTCGGCCTCATCAACCCGCGCATCAATCCGCGCCACAATACTATCCCGCGCCGACTCGTACGGCTGCAACATCTGCGTTGACATGCGGTCAAGAAATGCCGGCTTCCTAATGTTGTAGTAGCGCTCAAGCCCCGGCACCCCACCATCCTGCGGGTGCACCGTATACTCAGGATTAGGGCGACCAGGGTTAGGATCCTGCGGAGACCACAGTTCAACCTCGTTGATATCTTCTTCATTATTCGGGCTGGTCATCTACACCACCACCAGACACCATTCCGATCTCCGTATCTACGAAACCGATACCGGCAAGAAACTCCTTGCCCTCATCGTTCAACTCGTTCACGACAGCCTGCGGAATCACCACCGCAACATCATCGTTATCGAATTGATCTTTCAGGATCGCCATCACTTCTTCACGTTTCATTAGGCGGCCACTCCTATACTCCGTAACGCGCCCGCGATCTGCCTGATCTGACGAAGCGACCGGTTCAGTGGTGGCTCATCGGCACGCGGATCTCCTACTACGGTTTTCCACTCATTCGGGTTATCCCGCGAATCACTAAAAGTGATCTCCTGTACCTGGTCAACATAGATACGATCACCCGGCAGCTTCTTATAGCCCACACCGATACGGTCACCGAGGAAGAAATGCCCCACCCCCTCACCGCCCAAAATATAGGGCGAACCATTACCAATGTCGATAGTGTGCGCTTTCCGCTTCCTCGTGTTGTAGTAGGCCTGCCGCATCGCCGACAGTGATGAAATAGTCCACGCTTTAGAACTTGAGTCCGCCCAGGACTCCTCATAGTGTGACCAGCCCTGCGCCTGCGCCCGAAGCGGCAGTTTCACCGAGATAAAAGCCCCCACCACATTCTCGTAAAACGGTTTAATGAGGGTGTCGGCGATGTTGCCGACGGCAGCAGACGATAGGAAGAACGCCCCTAGCATGTTCCCTACTAGTTTCACGCTTAGGCTGATCGCCTCGTTGATACCGGGGGCGGATTCACCACCCGTCGTAATTTTCACCGTCTGCGACGGCTGCGTAGTGTACGACCACGCTTTCACGCAGGGGGTGTGACCGGCGTAGTACACCACCCACGGCTGAGCTGGCAATGTACCCAGTAGCCGCTTGGTGGCGGTCATGTACTCTTCCGGCTCACGCGGCAGCGGTACGGCGTTGACGATCTCCTCGACACCGTTTTCCGCATGTTTGACTACTGACCTCCATAGGCCGCCCGCGATAGTCCCACCGAACGACGTCTGGTCGTACACGCCGCTCTTGTCCACAATGTCGAAGAAGAGCTGCCCGTTTCGGGTGATCACAGCGCCGGGGAAGGGTGGCGGATCCCCCGTAAACCACCTGTTATAGGTGAGCATGAGCCCGGTCTCTTGAAGAATGGGCTGCGCCATCGACAGAAAGTCATCGAAGCGGGTGTTGATAATACACCACTCGGAATCGTCCAACACCAAAGATTGCGGGACAACTAGCTTATTCCAGTCCCAGGGGCGGAGCGCCTGCAGCCACGAATCAAGGCTAAGAGGGTTGTCGGCAGGCTGCCAAAAATTCATATTCAGGCGAGTCAAGTTAAGATGAAGTACCAGTTTCAGCCCGTACCTGGCCGGTGCTGCTATCACCATATATTTGGGGTACTGGAAGTTCACCGGGGTGAACGGGTTCGGCTGGCAGCGCACATACTGGAGCTCAGCAATATCATCCGCAAAGGTTACGACTACACACTCCGAACCGTCCTCATCCTTCTCATATACCACCGACTGTGCCGTGCCAGACCATTTTTTACCATTTTTGCGTACGTCAATGATGATGTTTTCGGCGCCGCGTTCCCGCTCATCGATGAGCCATGGAATCAGGTAGTGGTCGCGGGGCAACACTAGGCTCCCAGAACCGACGTCGTTGTACCGCCACGTAAACTCGCAAGAAATATAGCCTCCAACAATCTTCTCATTGTTGCAGTTACCGTCGAATAATCGGATGCGGGGTGGCTCTTCCACAACAGAATGCCGTTCCGCAACCTGCTGCTCCGCCTCCCACATAATCTGGTCGAACGTGCGGGTGTCAGTCATTGCGCATCATCCCAAATGGGCGCGACCAGGACGGCTCCATGTAGACTTTCACGCCTGCGCCCGCCATCGTCGCCACCGACCCATAAGCTTTCGTGATCAGTTGGCCGATGTGAGGGATGGTGATGTTTTCCTCCACCCCCACCGGCAGCTTCCCCTCAAACTCTGGTTTGGTAACACCGAACGCGTCATTAATCCGGGTGGCTAGATCTTCAGGAGTCCACGACAGAACCGTGTCCTGGGGGATATCCGCCAACGCCTGAGTTAAGACTTCCGCCGTCCGATACAAGAACCTGTTAGGCATGTTGATCGGCAGCGACAGGGCGGAGAGTAGGTTAGGAACCCAGGGTAGCGGGTTAATCGCAACCGGGATCTCAGTAGGTGGCGTCCACGGGGGGATCGCATACCAGAAAAGCTGCCCTGACATGCGCGCCCACCAATTCGCATGGTCGATGCACACAACTTGCTCTTCATCGGGGCGGGTGGAGACAGCCACATCCTGCCCTACTCCCTGGAATGGAAGAACGATCATCTTGTGGCGATCTTTACTGCCCTCGAGGTTGACGTCAGGGAGCATCACCGAGGCGGAACCCCGCACCGCATAGCGCAAATACATCGGGTGGTCGGAAGGGTTCTCCACCGTCAGCGTGCCAACATAGTTGCGGCCATCAAACACGAACTCATCGCCGGGAATAGTCGTGTGATAAAAAGGATCACTCGCCCGCAGATAGTAGGCGACCTGGCCATGCCCATACAGCTGCCCCTCAGTAGTAATCACCTCAGGGGTCTGCCACATACGCACTTTAATCCAGCGCTCGCCACCATACTCGGTAGTGATCTTGAGCTTCGCGTCTTTAGTGTAGGAAAACGCCCGCCTGAACTCATCGTCGAGCACTTCCCAGGGCTTCCCAGCACGGTCGCCATCAACATCAACAGGCAGAGTAATATCCCGCATGTCCCATCGCAGCGAGCGGAACGTGCCGCCCTCCTGCCTAGCTGACTGGTCGTACTTTGTTTGAGCGGGGGCGTCCCACAAACCGGCAGGCGGATTATCTTTCATCAGGGTGACGGCACCGAAACCGGCGCCAGACAGCACCCACTCGGAACCGTCCACACCCTCCAACACAACCGTGAACTTCATTTACATTTGACCCCTATACATTCCGACGCCGGCAAGTTTCCGCTGCTCCTCATGCCTAAATTGGTGTCTCATCTCATTAGTCGAGCCATAGAAGTTATTTGTGACGATGGTTGAGCCGCCGGAAGCTGTAGCGCCACCGCCGCCACCGCCGCCCGCGATATTAATCTGTGGAACGAACTGTGAAACCGCATGACTAAACTCAGGCGACACACCCGGAAGATTAAGAGACCCAGACAAGGTAGGAAGCCCCTCGTTGAGAGTATCCGCGCCCGCATGCCACGCCCTCGACGGCGCCGCCGCAACATAATTCGCAGCCATCCCAGCAACATCAGCAACAGGCTCCGACACAAGCTCAATACCCGCCGACGCAAGATCACTCATCATGCCAATACCAGCGCCCCCAATATCACCGACGACAGGAACAGCAGACACTAGACGGGACGCCGCGTTACCTGCGGTAGATACCGCCGTGGACGCGCCCTTCGCCATGGTGGAGACGGTAGTACGGGCAAGATTCTCAGCCGCTTGCGGGACGAAAGCGTCATAAATATCTGCGGGGGCATGCATAGCTGCGCCACGCACCTGTCGCTCCACCGCTTGCGCATCACTTGGGGACTGGTTTATCCGGTCAAGGGTCGTGGCCGCCGCTTTCGATGCATTAGCGTTCACCACATACTCGCCGTCGGTGAGATACGCCAGGTTCTTGTCCTTGCCCTTCTTCCCGCGTACCCAGCCGCCATGCGCATACCGTGGAATATCTTCATCCTTAACAAATGGAAACCGGTTATCATCCATACCGGTTTTAACAGAACCCCACTTGTTTTGGGCGTAGCGCGCAGCAGCATAAGCGTTACCAGCCGCATCATAGACAGTGCCCAGCTGCTTGGGGATTCCCCGCGCCATACTGGCCGTTAGACTAAACATGCCGATAAGTTGGTCTTGCCCGGCAGGGTACGGTTTAGCGGGCTTCTCTGGGTCTTTAGACGGCTTAGGGGGGCGTTTCCGAACAAGGTTCGGGTTACCCCGGGATAGCACATCTGCACGCCGCACCATCGAATCCACAATGTCTCGCGTCGGACTAATCTGCTGAATATCGAGCACTTCCGCGAATAGTCGCGTCCACTGTGACGCGCCCTGCGCCGGATCATAATCGCCAGTATGGCCTGCTATAGCCTCCAGCTTGTCATTCTTTGTAGGTTCCTTAGGCTCTTTCGCCTTAGTGGTTGCCGCCGACTCGGAGGTTTCTCCCTCAGCATCTTCACCGGGTTTAAGCTCATCTGCGGCCATCTTCCCCGCCACCATCCACGACGGCAGCTGGTCGGAAAAACCAAAATGTTCAAGGAAGTCGCTAGTGAACCCAGTCACAGCGGGGCGGGCAAGCTCAGTAGCAACATTAAACCCAAGCTCAGACCACGTATTAGACTCTTTCAGCCCCGTCATTTCCGCAACGGACTGTTGGTGGGTCTTCTCCTCTGACTCTGCCGCAGGCTCCTCCACCTCAGGCTCAATACCATAATCGACCTGGTGAACATTCGGGTCAACCGGCTCAGCAGCGGGTTTAATCCACGCCCAATTCGTAGCCCCAGCGAGGTTATAGCCGCTAGCACCATCACCTATGAGACCACCGTCACCCGACCGCATCTCAAAATTCGTACCATCCGGTAGTGTGCCTGCGGTGTGGCCGGTCATGCCGACCCCATACCATCCGACGCGAAGAGTACCAGACGCACCCTTACCCATCGTCCACCCAAGATCCGACAGCACAGAACCCGCATTACCGGTAGACAAGAGGCGCCTACTGTTAGGCTCAGCAAGCCCCGCCATATAGCCGGCAACCGCCCCCACCGTATACGAGCAGTCACCCCACGGGGCGCCACCACCATAGCGGTACGGGGTACCCTGAAGCGACTGATTATTAGACACGTCAGGCGCCATACCGCGCAAGAACCGCATCAGATCATCATTAGTGCGCTTACCTCCCACAACACCGCCATCGGCATAGCGGGGCAGGCTGGAGCGTGCCGGATCCCAACCGTCATGTATAGCATCCAACACATGCCCGGCGCGACGCTGCTCCTCCACCGTCATGACACGCTCACCCGGCATCACCAGAGCAGTTGGAACCCCGGCCTCATCGAGGCCGATGATGGAGTCTTGCCCGGCTACACCGCCGTAGAGTAGGCCGTCACGGTCGCGGCCTGACACAACGCCGCCGTGTTTGAAATTCTGGAGGGACACCGCCCATTCGTGGAGTGTACCGGCGCCGGGGACAGTGATACCACCAATCTTGGTGGGGATCCGGGCAAGCAGATTACCGAGCAGATGAATAGGGGCTTTCAGCGCCTCAATAGCGCCCAGAAAAGCGCCTTTAATGCCGTCACCGACGCCCATAAACGCCGTCTTGATCTTCGACGCCATACCTTCCAACGCGTCGCCTACAGGCCGCACAGTTGACTCATAGACGCGCTTAAAAAGATCGCCCAGCGACTGCCACGCGCCACTAATAGCGCCCATCGCGTCGCTAAAGAACTGTTTCGTGGTCTCCCACCCAGCCGAAAACATATCTATAACTGGGCTGATGTGGTTCTGCCACACGTTCGCAAACCAGCCGCCAACCGACTTCCACGTCTGGCTAATGATGTGCCCCGCCGCAGAAAACGCCTGCGAGACGCCAGACCACGCGACCTTCAGCGTCTCCCACGCAAACAGCATCCCATTACGGAATGTGTCTGATTTCTTCCACAGCAGCATGAGTGCCCCGCCGACTGCGGTGATAGCGGCTATAGCTATACCGACCGGCCCCGTCGCAGCCGTCCACGCCGCTCTAAAAAGTTTCGATGATGCGAGAGCGCGTGCCCCGTTTTTCATCCAGGCCACACCCTGCATATAGAGTGCCTTGACCGTCGCTGCAGCAGACACCACCGCCTGCCGTTTAGTGGTCAGCCACGCCGCCGTGGACTTAGCAGCCGCCACAACAGCCTGCTTAGCTGCAAGCAGAGCCTTAGCGCCCAATGCAATTAGCAATGGCGAGACAATAGCCGTAGTACTTATCGCGACACCCTTTAGGGCGTCAACAACATCTTCATGCCGCTTGAACCAGTCCACGGCACGGCTCACACTCGAACTCACCGAGTCGAAGAACTTGGGGATCGACACGAGAACATCAAATCCCGCACCAATCGCCTTAAACATTCCCCCGGCGACACGCCCCGCAAGCTGGAACGCCGGCGCCGCACCCTTAGCGATATTGTCTGTAAGAGTCGTAAGTTTATCGGCAAACGCCGTCACATGCGGCACCATCGGGCGAAGAGCCTCAGCACTGAACCGCGTCACCGCAGACGCTAAACCACCAAGCGCACCGGTCACCGTCTCAGTACGCAGCCCCTCCATACTGCCCTTCAGGGCGTTCACATGGCCGGCTACACCGTCCGACCCCTCCATAATGCCCTTGGCCAGCGCGTTCATCGCCTCAGTCGCCGGAACACTGCCCTTACTAATCATCTTCGTCATCGTCGCTTCAGCAACATTGAAATGATTAGCCAAAATCTTGATCGCGGGAACACCGTTCTCCATCATGGTGTTCAGGTCTTCCAGCGACACCTTGTTTTTGGCGGCGATTTTACCCATCGCCCGCGCCATAGAGTTGAAGCCCTCGGTACCCTTGCCGCCTGCGGCAGCAGCCTCACCAATTGCCCGCAAATAATTAGGGATAACCTTCGCCTCAATGCCGAACGCCTTCAGGTTTTTACCGGCAGTGACGAAGTCCTGTAACTGGAAGGGGGTACCCTGCACAGCTTTAGAAATATCATCAACAAGCGCCCGTGCTTCGACCGCGTTCCCCATGATGGTTTTCATGGAAACAGTGGCGTCCTCGATCTGGGTGAGGCGCCCCCAGCCGGCTTTCACCATGCCGACGATTGAGCCGATACCGGCCAGCGCCCCGCCTGCTTTAATCCCGGAAATAGCAAGTCGACCAAGAGACAGGTGCGACTCCTCAGCCTTACCCTTCAGCCAGCCTAGAGCGCCCCCACCGGATCGGGCAGATCCCCCCAGCCGGTTATTAGCGGAAGCAGCACGGTCAGCTGCTTCAGCTTCCTTATCCTTAGCCGCCGCAAGTTGCTGCTCCCGTAAGGTGAGCTTATCGGCTGCGTTGTGTGCATCAGCCCTAGCTTTAGTAAGGTTACCCTCAGCTTTCGCGACCTTAACCGGGTCGCCCTTCTTCCGGGCTTCCTCCAGCTGCTTCTCTTTAACACCAACACGATCATTAGTGTCACTTACCCTGTTACGGGCACGCGCTAAACTGTCCTCAGCCGACACAAGCCGACGGCTCTTAACGTCACCACCCGATTTCACAACATCAAGCTCACGCTCCGCCCGCGTCAGCTGGCTAGTCGCAAGCTCATTATTCCGCCGCGCCTTATTAAAACGCGCCTCAGCCTGAAGCCGCTGCGACGCCGTCTTAGACTCATCGCCCTGCACAGCCTGCAAAGCGGCCTCCGCCGCTTTCAAATCAGCGGTAGTTTTACTAGCCCGTGTACGGGCACCCGCAAGCCGGTCAGTAGCCTTAACGACCTCGTTAAACGCTGGGACAGCCTTATCAGAAACCGACTTCCCCGCAGCCTGACCGGCCTTGTCAAACGAGCTGATAAGAATCTTCTCGCTTGACACACCGGCGCGCTTAGCCTCCTCCTCCAGCTTCGTGAACATTCCTTTAAAGCTGGGTAGGACGGCGAACCACTCATTACGCGCCATAATCTGCTCCTTACAATGAATCCAAAAACGCCAAAACCTCTAGCGGATCTTGACCCTTCAGCCCACCAATATGGCTCTCATCATCGACAACGCTCCACGGGTATTTGGGCTTATCCTTCGGCATTTTTGCCTTTTTATCCCCACCAAGTTGAGCCAAAAGAACAACAATTTGGAAAGCCAGCCATAGGTTGTGCCACAACAGTTCGTCGGCTAGCGTGTACGGCCTACCCTCACTAACATGCCAGCGCAGCGGATTATCGGATGGAACATACTTACACAACGCCGCCAATTTGCGGGATGAAATATCGCCGCGCAAATAGTCCATCCAATAATCCCGCCCATACGCCTGAAGCAGCCCCGCCTCAATAGCTTCTGGGCTGCCGTATAGCTCGAACAGTTGTGTTAGGAAGGGTCAACGAAAGAAAACTTCCGCACCTTCTCGCTAGTCTTCAGCATGAGCAGATGGAACATCAGGCCATTACCGCCCGTCTTCACAAAGCGCTCATACTCCTTCTTCCCCATCAACAGATGGGCAGTAGCGACGAAATCCTCACCGCTAACTTCCTGGAACTTCTTCTGGTCAGCATCCGACAGACGATAATCCGGGGTGAAAGAAAACTCCTCCCCCTGGAACATAAACACAACCTTCCCATCGGTCGCGTCTACACACTCATCAAGCTGCCCGATCAACTCATCAAGATCGTATTTCTTCAAGGAACTGCCTTTCATGAACGCCAGGGCTTTAGGGGGGTTTTGTAGAGAGTGGGGCGGGGGCGGCAGCCCTGGAATGTCCAACCCCACCCCACTCACTCAATCACTGACTAAGCGTCAACAACCTCAAGCGACAATTCCTTACGGGCAGTCGCATTCTTAGAGTCAGTTACCTCAACAGTGAAAGTTTTCTTACCGACAGCAGACGGGGTGCCAGACAGCACACCCTGCCCCGACAGGGTAATCCCCGCTGGGAGAGTACCTGCGGTTGTCTTCCACGTATACGGGCTAGTACCGCCAGTAGCCGCCAAAGTACGGTTATAAGACGTCCCCTTAGTGGCATTAGCCAAGTTTTGGGTAGACACCGACAGAACAGAAGTATCAGCGGTAGATGTAGCGTCCCCACCCACCCAACTGTTCGATACAACCCACGTAACCGTGGTGCCCTCGATCTTCGGATCGTCATAGTGGACACGTGACGCCGGGTACACCGTGATAGTGATACCCAGGCCGAACGCCTCACCGCGCTTAATCACCAGATTCTCGCGGGCACTAATCTGCCCGTCACCGATGATAAGCCGCATCCGGGACTTGCCGTCGATAACGTCCAGAACAATCATCTGACGCTTGAACTCAGGGACAGCACCCTCACGGAGGATGATAGCCCCATCCACTTCCTCAATATCCTCTTCCGGGACACCGAGGAACCATGCGAGGTTTTCCTTGCTCTGCTCCCACAAAGTGAAAGACAGCTGCTTGACACTCTTCGTGATGTCCTCACGAATAGCATTGAGTTCCTGCCAAGGAATATATTCTTGAGTGTCCTCGTCGTAGGTAACCTCGACACCATCACCGGAAATGTATCCAGCCTGACGGAACACACTAGTGTCGTACTTTAACGACAAATCAGTAGGGTACTCGGTGCCGCGCTCCGCTAGACGAATAGCACCAGTGGCACCAACGCGGAACGCATCCGCATTGAATCCCTGCGTTACATCCTGAACCATTATTTTTCCTCCAAATGAAGAAACCACCCGTGCTGGGTGGTTAAACGTTTATATTGTTGTAGAAGTATATTTTTAGCTCGGCCGGTACGACACGAAGCACTCCATGCCGACCCGCCTCACATCACGTTGCAACTCGTTCCTCGCAAAAATGCCATTATCGTCAACCAGGCTCACACCAAGCGGCATATTCACCAAACCATGAATAGTGGATCGAAGCCTTTTCCCGATAGCGATCGCTTCCCGCCGTGTAGGGGCGAAAATATCGACATCAAGAACGAACATCTCACCCAAAGGTTCCGCCGAGTTCCACGCCTCAAACTCACCCACCGTAGGCGACTCATCCAACACCACAAAAGGGGCAAGTGGGTACAGATCATCGACGTGGGGGAACTCTGACGTCACCAACACATCCGGGTGACAGTCCGTCACAATATCGAAAATCGACTCGAAAATATCCATCATTTGGTCTTCCTGATCGCCTGGTTAAGCGTCCGACGTGCAACCCGCTCATCCTTAGGAGTGTCATCCGTGTCATAGGCGATACGAAGCACTGTACGCCCGTTAGGAAGAGCGTCTTTCACGATCTGGTAGCCGTGATCGTTGCCGGTTTGCGCATCAAGCCGACGCGCCTCCGACACCACCCTGGTCGCCCGCCGATACAGGATCGCCTGCGTCTGAGCCGACCTGTTCAACGACCGAAACAGGGCATTGCCATCAATCTCGTAGTAGACGCCTGGACGATGAGCCATTACTCAGCCACCCGCCTCAGCTCAACCTCAACATGATCAACGCCGCTCGGGTAGCTACCCGGCCATACTGCAGGCTCCCCCACAACCTCATAGACACGACCCGCAATGATGAACCGCGAATGGCGGTCAACATCCAGGTCGCACCCTGGCGGGGTGTACAGCATGAAACCAGACACCGACTGCACCCGGTTTCCCGACCCGGTAGTCTCATCCGATGTTCGCGGCTGAAACTCGCACGTGAAAGGAATGTCTTCCACGGTTGCGCCCTTATCTGGATCCCAGGTCAAGATCCCGCGTGCCGTGCGGCCATCCACACGTGCCGGCGTCACAAGTTGAACAGGGGTGGTGTAGAACACGACTATGCCTCCGTCGGAAGCTTGTAGGCCGACAGTGCCGACAGCTCAGACGCTAGTGGGGCGATCATCGCCCCATCACCCAACGCCCTATAGCCCTCAGACCGCCCGCCTACAGTAAGCGACGTCAACCCCGTGGGGGTTGAAGCGGCTCTGGCGGCCACCGACGCCACAACAGACGCCACAACAGGGCATGATTCATACCCATGTCGAAACGTCACAGTGACGTTACGGAAATCGCGTGGCCACACCCCGGCACACCGCCGAAGCATACCTTGAGCCGACCAGGAATAAGCGTCCTCAGGCAACACCTCACCATTGAGCGAAACAGACTCAACCCCCGTCACATTAAGCGACGGCAGCTGAAGAACTGTCGCACCATTACCATCAAGTGTGAGCATCTCCTCCCTCACCGGCGTGATATGCCACCCCGCAAACGCTCGAATGTAGGCCAGCGCGCTATCAATAGCGGCCTCCACCACCGGCGAATCCGGGTTAACACGACCACCAGTCAAGGCGGAAACATCATCCCTAGACACAATCTGATCGGCCATCATATACCCCTAGCTCTTGGCCTTAGTACGAGGCGACTTAGCGGCCTTATTAGCAGGCTTACGCGCACGAGTCTGAACAGGCTTCAAACCCATACGCTTAGCAGTCTCTTCCTCATACTGAGCTACATACTCGAAGTCACCAAGCTGAACAACGTAATCCCTCATGACTAGGCACCAGCCCCAAGAGTCAGCTCAACAAAAGCAGCCGGATAACGGACAGCAAGAGCAATCCGCCCCTCAGCGCGAATCGTGACAAGGTTGTCGGCGAACTGGCCTTCATGGCTGTTAGTGGCCTCCAGGCGGATACCGCCCTTACGGTACAGGGACGCACCGAGTCGGAAAGCACCAACCAGGCACTTACCCTTCTCAATAGCTGGGGTGACAACAGTATTCAGACCCCAGATGTTGGGGTTGAGTGCCACGCCGCCGTTACCGTACTGGCCGGCGAAATAGCCGCCGCCGTAGTACTGCTTATTAGCGTCCTTAGCGAGGCGGAACGATTCATAGTCAGCCGGGTTCATGACAATACCATCAGCCACCAGGTCGGTAGCGTTCGAGATAAGAGTCATGGCCTGGAAAACAGCGTCAGCATTCTCTTCCGGGCTGGCCGCAGTCTTCTTCTGCACACCCTCACGATTCAACAGACCAGTGAGATTAGCGCCCGAGCCGTCACCGGCAAGAAGCTGCTTCTCCTCAACAGCCTGCAAATCATAGACAAGCCGATTATCAATCTCATTCTTCAAGAACCCAAGATCCTCAATCAGCTCATCCGACACAGTGATAATACCGGCCAGCTTGGTGAGAGTCTCACGCTTCAGCAGCGGGTCACCATAGCTGATCTTCGGCTTAGTGGCGCCCTCAGCAACAGCAGCCAAATCGCCCACACGTGGCTGCTCAACCAAGTAGGCAACACTATCAGCGTTAGTAAGATTAGACGCGGAAAGCAGGTCAGCAACAACAAGCCGCTGACGCTTCTCAGCCACAACATTAGTATCCCACTGGGTCGTGAAACCTTCGGTAGAAGCCGGTTTCAGCATATTAGTACCAGCCTTGAACTCAGGTACAGCGACAGCGCCGCCGCGCATACCAAGAGCACCAACACGGTCACCAGCAGACTTCACAAAATGGTCACCCAGGCTACGGGCAGCACGCTGCTCCACCTTCCCGGCCTCCATACCTTCTAGCTTGGACAGGACATCACCAGCTTTAGCGCGAACGTCCATCTCAGACTTAATCTGTTCAGCGGCACTGACATGCTGGGCAAGCTCTTCCACCTGCTCGGGGGTCATGTCACCGCCGATAAGTGCATTTGCGGCCTTAACCTCAGCCGCAAGTTTCTCTTTAAGTTCCATCAGTGGAACCTCCTTAATACTTGAACGGTTCAGCCAATCACAGAAGATTGACTAATCTTGCAGCCAATGAAGACACGGACGACTCCACAGCGGCCTTACCGACAGCCACATCAGGCTCCAGGGGCGACTGCTCATCGCTGGCATTCTCCACTTGGGTTTCAGCCACAACGTCTTGTGGCTCAACGAGAGCACCATCAATCGCCTTAACAGCAGTCAACAGCTCTTCTCGTAAACTTATGAGACGCTCCTTCTGAACATCACTCACCGGCATGTTCTGGGCGTCAATAGCGGCCTGCTTCACCGCAACAATCTCAGTTTCAGGATTAGCGCCAATAGGGACAATCGAGCACTCATACAGGGTGACCTCCTTCAACAGGCACACATCCTGCCCGTCACGCTCAACCCAATCGCAATCCACCGCATCAAAAGCAAACGACAGATCACGCACCCGCCGCCCCTTAACCAGCTTGTACACCTGCAAAGCACGCGGATTATCCTCAATATCAAGCCGGGCACGGATACGCAGACCGCGATCATCCTCACGCGCCTCCACCACGCCACCAATATTCGACTCAGGCGACGCCATATCGTGACCCCACAACAGCGGAATCACATCACCAGACGCCCGCCACTCTGTGAGGGTCTTCTCAAAAGCGCCCTTAACAATCACATCACCGTACGAATCAACATTTCCGAAAATGGCGGCATAGGCGACAATCTCACCCTCCTGTAGGGAATCGTCTTCTACCGCCGCCTTAATCTTCGCGGTAAAACTTTTAACCTTCGACATTAGTAAACTCCTCGTTAGGGGCAGCGAAATCCTCCGCCGTACCCATGTTCAGCGGAATATAAATCTCGTCTCCGCCCTCAACGTGTGGAAGATTCTGCATCTCCCTAGCCTCATTGACCTTCATGTACGGGCGGCCAACAGCCGACTGCAGCACCGACGCCTGCTCCTCAAACGACCCGCGCATTTTCTCAGCCAGATTGAACTCCACATACACGTACGGGTTCGCGTCGACCTTCGGCACCAAAAACGCGTTAAACTTCTCTTCAATCTGCTTAATTATGGGGGCTAGAGTATCCCCGTACAGCATCCTGCGGAACTCTCTAACGTTTGAGTAGTTCGCGTTATCCAGTAGCCCAACCATGGTGGGGTTCACATGATAAACAGCCGCCACCGTAGACAGCGCCAACTTCGACGCGTCCACAAACTCTTCCTCATGCGATGAGAACCCGATCGACTTCATCTCCATGCCATCCTCAAGAATCGGCACAGAACCCGCATAGGATGAAGACGAACCCGAATATTTGCGGAACGATTCGACGAACTTCCCGCGCTGCTGAGGCGTCCACGTAGCCCCCGCAGGGCGCGTAATATACGAATTCACACGCCCGCCGTTAGTCCACTTTTGATTACGGAAAATCTGGGCGTGAATCTGCTCCATCAGAATCTTCCGCAACGCATTCACAGGCGAATCCCCCACCAGCGGATTAACCGGATTCCAGCCATGAAAATACAGCATATTCTCCTCAGGAACAGCCACACTCTCAGCATCCGCCCCCGGGCGCACCTGGTATTCAACCGGGGCGAACGGGTCGAACTTATCCGCCACCCGCGCCACCACCCACGACGGAGGAATAAGCTTCATCACCCACCGGGCAGACACATCATCCCCCACCGGCAACACCGCCACATACGCCTCATCATAAAGCGCCAAATCCGCCACAAGCCCATAAATAAACTCATACATCGTCTGCTGCGGGTTCGGCTGCCGCATCAGGCGGGCAAGCTCAGAATCCCGCACACGCTCACGCCCACCCTCAGGCTTCCGCACCAGAGTATGAATACCCACCGACGCCACCGACCGAGCAAGAAAACCTACAACAGTACGCAAATAGGGCTGCTCACGCCACAACCGCTCAATCGACATCGACTCAATATCCGACACCAAAAAATCCCAAATAGGGCGAGCAGTCACCTCAACAGGCGGAACCTTCTTCGGGGGCTTCAACCCCAAAAAACTTCTTAAACCCAAGTCAGTTCACCATCCTCATACGCCGAAATAAACTCATCAGGCTTCGGCTTCAGCAGTGACCACACCGCAGCAGTCGCCGCCGCCAACGGTGCACAATCAACAGGCGAATTCTTACGATCCCACACCCACGCATCACCAATCGGTTTAATATGCGCAGTAGTCGCCGCCTGATCCAGCACAGGCTGCATACGGTGGCGAAGAAGACCCTGCGACACAACGTCATAAAACTTCGAACAACCAACAGACAGTTCCGCGCCCTGCCACTCCTCAACCTCAATACCGGCCTCGCGCAAATCACCCACAAGCGACGACGCCGGCGCCCCACGCGTCTGTAAAGCAACCCGCCCATCAAACCAGACTCTTTTATCATCAGTAAGCCAATCAACAAGCCACCGCGTACCAGCACGCGCCGCCGCAACCTCAACACCATAAAGCCCATCACGACGCTCATAAGCCAACGCCACATAAGTCTTCGACCGATCAAACGACACATCCACACCAACATGCACATGAGCGCCCGGCGCAGGCTCCGACTCAGGATCCCCATCAGCCTCCCACGCCCCCTCAGGAAACACACCAGGCTCCACCGTGTCCACCCACTGGCACAGGTGCTCAGTCTTAAACGACGCCTCATTATCCTCTGCTGCGTCCCTCAACACTCCAAGATCAATTGTGTAGCCGAGTGACGGGTTCGCATACCCCCACCACTTCGGCTCCAAATAGTCAGCATCTTCAGGCACAGACCACTCGAAAAGCCCCGTGCGAGTCTCACCAGTATCGCCCCCCAAAATATGCGACCGGGCATTATCGCGCAGCTTCCTTAGAACGACCGACTGCTCATCGCCCGCATTAGACGCCGCCACAATAAGACCACGCTCACGCGCCACAACAGTAGGCGCCAACGCATCCCACGCATCCCACGACCGATGCTCGCGAAGCTCGTCAGCAATAGCCAAATCAGCCGTATAGGAGCGAGACGCGGAACCAGAAGACGCCTTAGTCAACCACCGACGGCCACCAGACAACACCAACGACTTCTTACCATTCGTCCTATTCCACGACTTCACCTCCTTAGCCAACGACGGCACCGCATTAATACACTCAATACCCTCCTCGAGCGTATCCTCAGCCGTCGACACATTCTGAGCCGTCACAACAACAGTCTTCGCCCCATCCAAATACAACTTCCACAACACAAGCCCCAAAAGCCACCTGGTCTTACCATTCTGCCGCGCCACCAAAACAATAATCTTCTTAAACCTGAAACCAGTCCCAGCCTCATCCTTCTCAAGAGCATGAATATAGAGCCACCGCTGCCACGGCAAAAGCCGCCACCCCACAACAGACTCCAAAAAATCACAACACTCAAAACCCCACGACGTCTCCGGCGACAACTTCCCCAACGGAGGCGTAAACAGCCGCGCCTCAGTACGCCCCAAACACTTAGACCCCACCGCTACGCACCCCGCTTAGACCGCATCTCAGCCAACTCATCCACAGCAGCAGCCGCCTCACCAGAAACCCCCACACGACGAGACTCAGGCGTCAACCGCATCGACTCCAACGACCGCTGCAAATGCGCCCCCAACCACAACCCCTTAACCCCCTCAGAATCAATCACACGCGCATACTCCAACGCCAACCTCATAACACCCGCATCGACTCCAGAAAGCCACTCAGCAGCCCCATAAGCCGCCAAAACAGCGTCCTCTAGCGAACCGACCTCAAAATCAAAATCAGACACGAACGGTCTCCTTTCAACCAGGGTGGGCACAACTCGGGGGTAAAGAACCCCTAAACGGCGCGGGGAAGGCCGTTGATACTTTTGTGGTGATTAGGGTGCCCTTACCTGGGGGGTGGTGGGTGGTTGGTTTTTTGGTATGAGAAAAGCCCCCAAGATTGTGTTGGGGGCTGTGTGGTTAGTGTTTTTTGTGGTTTACCATTGTCTGCTGGTGGAGCCGAGGATGATGGGTTGTTTATTTCCTCTGCTGGTGTTGCATTGGCGGTGGGAGGGGCGGAAGTTGTTGGGGTCGTGTTGGTGTTGTGGGTGGGTGGAGACGGGTAGTAGGTGGTCGAGGTTGAAGCTGTTGGGGTCGTTGGGGGGTGCTTGGTAGTTGATGGGTTGTCCGCAGATCCAGCATGGTTTATTTTCGTGTTGGCATTGTGTTCTGAAATTTTGTTTGAGTTTTTTGTATCTGCGGGTGAGTTTTCTTTTTGTCATGGTATGAGTGAACCCCCGGTGGTTGTGCCGGGGGTTGTTGTGGTTGTGGCGTGTATAAAGAAGCCGCCCCAGCGCACGAGCTACCAACTTCAAGCACTGAGACGGCACAAAAAGGCGCACCTAAGCCTTTCGCCCCCCAAGTATAACGACCGTTGCACCTGGGAAGTAGCTACTTTTTATGCTTTACACCTTTGGTTATATTTTAGCATGGTGGTGGCTATTTTTTGTCAAGGATGTGGGGGTGTGTTGGCTGGTCGGGTGTGAGAAATTGTGAGGGTTTTTGCCGCCCGATCTTTTTTTGTTACTGGGGTGTGTTACTAGGTTGGCACAGAGAAATTCTGTTCTCCCCGCGTGAGCGGGGGTGTTCCAAATACGGTATTCGTGCTATGCGATACCTGAACGTTGTCCTCGCGTGAGCGGGGGTGTTGATTCTCTGTTAGCCACCTCGGTTTCGGGACCGTACACAACACTACGAAAAGCGGATACATCCGTAAAGCACTTCGCTCACTCCTCGCTCTTGGGGTAAAAAAATCGCCCAATACGTGGCGGTTCTATCTGCCTTACGGCTCGGACAAATTCATTCAGAGCCTCAATAACGCCACGTACAGCAAGGTGAGCCTTACCTACGAAATCGAGGAAGCATGAATCGGAACCCGCATAATTTCGCCTACTTTCGGGCACTACTCGAAATCCTCAACCTCGAGCAAGCCGAAGCCGCCCAATACCTAGAAGTGGGGCTAAGGACAGTTGAACGCTGGTCTACCCGCAATCCACGTCCGGATACGACCCCCTGCCCGGATAGTGTGATCGTTGAGCTTCGCGAGCTGGATACGCGGGCGGCGGAATGGGCGGGCGATGTGTGCGACTCGATTGCTGATCTTGTCGAGGAACACGGGAAAGACCCCGATAAGGTTATTATTCATGTGTTCTCGCTGAAAGAAAACTATGAGAAGTCGGACGTGGCGGACGCCCTCAATATGTCGTTTACGATGTATTGGGGGCTTATGCGACGGCTTTATATTGTGCTTCGGCATGAGGGTTTCCGCGTGGCGTGGGCGCAATGTGATGAGCTGGAGGAGCGTCACGTGACGCTTCTTTTCGCGGATGAGGGTGAGACTGTCGAGGTCGGTTTATAGCCCCGTATCGAGTCCCATTCGAGTCCCAAAAGTCCCATTTTGAGTCCCCATACAGCTATAGCTAGACATGGTGAAGCCGGGCGACACCCTGAGGTCACTCGGCCTTACCATGTGTGTACACTTTTTTACTGCTCTTTCGGTTGTGTTTTCCTTTATTCCTCACCCGGTCGAAAAGGTCAGACACCCGCCAATACGGGCGGCCATTAACCTCAGCCGGGATAATGTCAGCAAGCCAAGCATTCCGGGTGGGTTTTTTAATCCCCCGCGCTTTCAGAAAATCAACGGCTTGCTCACGTGTGCACCAGGCAGCTTCCAGCAGACTATTGAGCTCATCCCCCAACTTGGTGGCGTCCAGTAGTTCTCCACAACGAGGGCATGGGATAAGCCCCACCGTATCCTCGGAGTAGATTCTATTTCCGCAGTTGTCGCACACGCCCAAAAACGTGAGTGGTTTTGGCCTGTCCACTATGTAGAACGTTCGGTGGGTGAGTTGGTGTAGCTGGTCGGCGTAGTCTTCCGCGTCAGGGCATAATGCTAGGTCGATGATGTGGTCGGCGACCCAGTGGAGGGTGTGCCGGGGGTTGCTGTAGGTGGGGGGTGTGAGCTTCCGTTGTGTGGCGACAGCTTCCGCAATCGCGTTGACCGCTACAGCGACATGGTGGCGTTGTTGTGACGCCCCCACATGGAATGGCAGGGGGGTGTCGATCCGGCCAGAGTGCCTCACGTGCGTCTGCTCACCGAAGCGGTTCTGCCGCACGAGAGTCGCCTCAAGAGTCGGCCAAATGTCAATCAACTGCCTAACTGCGGCCTGTAGCCTTTTGATCTCGTAGCGCTCAAGATAAAAGTGGTCAGTGTTATCCATCGGCCTCTCCTATGAGGGGTAGAAGATCTTCGAGTTCCATGACGGCAAGCCAGCGGGGTTTTTGGCCGCCGTATCCACGGCGCTTCCACACCAGCATTTTGTGGGGTTTCCCCGATAGGGTGTGCTGGGTGTCCCACTCAGTCAGCCAGGTTTTCCACTGGGCGTTTTTGACGTCTTTCACCTGGATGGTGAACGTGGAGGTGAGGATGTCGCCCTCATCTTCCCTACGCCCGGCGCGGGTGCGGTGAGCGTCCGGGAAGAAGGGGCGCAGCATTGCTAGCACATCCCTCTCTGCCCGGTCGCCCTTCCGCTTCTGTGGATTAGCCATCGACAGAATCCCTTGGCGCTACTTCTGCAGTCATCTGATCGCTGAGCAGGCGGTCGTACAGCACGCTCAGAACCTCGTTATCGCCTGACAGTGTTCGAAGACGCTCCCATTCCGACTGTCCTCCCTCACGGCTGTACAGGATCGCCTTAGGGGGGTCGCTCTCAGTCATCGACAACTCGATCTTGTACTCGCACTCTTTCGATTCGCAGATAATGTCGCTCGCAACAAGCTCGCAATAATTCACATAATCCACTGCAGTTCACCATCCTTTCGGATACTCAAGAAATGGATAATCGGGTATTTCGTAATCCTGGAGCCAGCCCTGCCGCCACTGCCTTACCGGGAACCAAAACCCCAGGTCATGCTTTTTAAAAATCCTGTATTCGTCATCGGCCTGCGTACGTTTCAGCAGGGAGCCGGGCGGGGCTTTCAACAGTCGAACATCGTCGATACTCATCCCCGCACCTCCTCTAGCGCCTGCTCCACAATCTCCATCTGCCGATAAAGTGGCTCCGCCTCCTCAATCGACACCTCAGCTTTGCGGAATGATCTTTCCTGTTTCCGCAGCTCACGGAGCTTTTTCTGGAGTGAGAGCCTGCTGTATTTGCCGGTGATTGTCACCGAGCCGAAACCCTCCACCGGGGTGAGCTCGTAGTAGCCCGGGTAGCGGTTCACGCGAATTCTAGAATGGGGCATTATCGAACCCCGCCTTAGCTGGGCTGTTGGGTTGTGAGCCCCACGGGTCAGGGTCACGCTGCTGCCCGAATGACGGCTTCTGCTGGCCGCTGTGGCGGGAGACTTTCTCTACCTGCGCCCGCTGGAATTTCAGCGACACGGCAACCTCCGGGTTTTTCATCTCAAACCGGGAGCGCTTCTGCCCGTCATCTGATACCCAATTCCGCTGCACCAGATCACCGTGCACCACGACACCCGTGCCGCGGCTGCAGGATTCTGCAATGTTTTCTGCCATGTTCTGCCACACCACACAGGGGATGAACAGCGTCTCGCCATCCTCCCACTGGTTCGCGCCCGAGTTATACAGGCGGGGAGTGGAGGCGACAGTGAATCGCACCATCGCCACACCCTTCGCCGTATAGCTCAACTCGGGGTCAGCGGTGAGGTTGCCGATCACTGTTATTTTGGTTTCACCAGACATGATGATCACCTTTCTGGATCACGTACGGGTACGTTTCTCCGTTGATTTTTTTACGAATTTCAAACCCGCTACAGAATGGGTATTTGATGTTGTATTTTTTGCGGCCTACCAGCAGCCGCTTCGGGTGCGGAACACGAAGCACCCGGTCTGTGCGGGTTGTGCTGGTGCAGTAGTCACCCGCCGCCGCACCACATTCCGGGCAAGAAAACTCGATCGCATGCTGCACCTGGTAGCAATCGTCGATAGGTGCCCCTGGTAGGTTGAAAAGATCATTCGATTGCATGCTGCTCACCGCCTTGAATGCCATACATTCGCCGCTCTGATTCCAACGCGATTCTTTCGGCGTGTCGCTCATACCAGTAGGGGTCTCCGGCGATCCGGTTGCGTCGCGCCGCTATGCCACCCCGTAAAACGTCCTGTAAGCCACAGTGAGCGCCTGTCGGGGCGTTAATGAAGAAAGAGTCTATGGCCTCCTCAATATCCCGCCATTCGAGCTTGTGGCGCCCAATATGGCGCGACCACGCCAAGATACGCGCCTCACCATCCTCACCACCCGACTTCGGATAGTACGGATCACACGCCTTCAGATACGCCAACGTCCGAATCGCAAGATCAACCGCAACCGACTCATCCCCAGCCATCGCCGCCCCCTCCCGCAAACTTCGCCTTCAACCGCTCCCCAGCCTCGAAGTAGCCAGCAATCTCGCTTACAGGCTGGCGCCGGGCTGGAGATGAAGAACTAGCCATCTTTGCCTCAAGTTGTCGGAATTGTTTTCGGAATTTAGGCATAGACAGGATGTTGGACGCCCAGAAGGGATCGTTTGCAGCCCAGGTGAGAACTTTCACTGCTTGGTCGAGTGGTACGCCATCCTTGTCGAGGAGTAGCCGCGCCTGTCTCCGCCATTCCTGGCTGATGCTTGGAGGCTTAGCTGTGGACTGGCTTGCCGCATGATCCTTGATGAGAGTGCAGAGCTGATCGATGTCTTCGCGTGGGGGCTCTTTTTGAGCCACCACACCTTTCGACGTTTTTGCGTCGGAAGAATCTAGTTCAACTTGGTTATAGTTCATATGGTTATAGTTCGATGGGTTATTAGCCCCTACCCCTAGGGGCTGTTGACCCCTACCCCTAGGGGTTTTTAGCCCATACCCCTGGGGGCTATTAGCCACCCCACCCAGGGTGGTGTACACGTGGTAACCATTCGACGTGGGGATACTAAATTCATCATCCTGGGTGGTTGAAACATCGTTATCTTGGTTCCTCCACCTCCTGAAAGCAACGACGTAGCCCTTGCTCTCGAGAATGTCGATTGCGCGTCGGACTGTTTTGGTGCTCTCCCCGCTCAAGCCAATATCTTTCGCCAACTTCTTCAGCGACGGGTGACACAACTTTTCACGATTCGCGTACGACAAGAGAGCGCAGTAAAGGGCGATTGCTGTAGGGTCGCCGATATCTTTGAGGACGTCGGTGTAGAGCATGATGAAGGGTCGTAGATCTGGTGCATCAATATCAGCCATCTACATCAACTCCTCACTATCCGTTTTTCGTGGACGATGTATCTTCTTCCTCAGCTCAAATAACTCTCTTCCGGTAAGTACCTGCGGTGGCACATCACCCGGGCTCATGTTCTTCCGCAGCAGCCAACCCCGCTCATACGCCTCCGCTGGATGCGCATGCACATACCGATGGCAGGGGCTACAAATGCCGAAGCAATTCAGCGAGCTATCAATCAAGGGGGCGGTTGACCCGCCCATGCCCTTAGGGCGGCGATGGTGATACACCACCGGCACAGCCAACCCGCACATCTCGCACCGGCCACGGCGACGCTCATCCACAATCTGAATCACCCGGCTAGGGAATGTTTTCACCGCTGACATCACAGCTCACCCCCACTACCAGCCAGCGACACGAGCGAACCAGCAAGCCCCTTAAGCGACTGTAAAATGCCTACACGCTGCTCAAAATCCCGCTTCAACCCCTTAGCGAAGTCAAGCTCCACCTCAGCATCATCGAGGCGTTTCTGCGCCTCAGAACAGGCTTGATCAAGCGTCACAGCATCTTTTTTATCCTGGATAGTCCCCACAGTTTTCTGACGTGTCACAGCAGACAGGCGATCGAAATCACGGGCGGCTTGACGACACTCAAGATCAGCCTCTTTAATAGCTGCCGTGTAGTAGCCGGACTTTTCGTAATGTGCCTTGAGGGCGTCAGCAACCGCGAAAAGATCAGTAGCGTCCGCGATCTTCGGGAAAATCCACTGCGTTATTTTCTGCGCGATGCTCATTTCTTCAACACCTCGCCCCGCGCCTTGAACGCCTCAACCAGTTTTTCGTCAACAATTCCAAGGTCAGAGGCCTTTTTCCACAGCTCATGCAGCGTCTCAAGATCAGCATCACTAACCGCGTTCAACATTGCCGCCTGCTGCTTCTCAACCTGCTTCTGCCGCTTCAACTCCTTACCGCGGCGAACCTTCTCCATCTCCTCCCTAGAGGGGCGTTTAGAGCCGTGATAGCCCGCATTAGCCAGTGCTCTACCAATGGCGGATGTCTCACAGTTTTCAAGCGCCGAGTATTCATTAGCCATGCCGCCGGCGCCATCTACCTCAAACGCCAGACCAGTCGACCACGGCACCTTGTCCACATAGTCCTCACGGGTCTTGTAGAGAGTGGCGTGGACAACCCACTGCATGGACCCCTGGTTACCGATAGTCACCCCATCTAATAGGCGGGTGATCACAATCAGCTCAGGATTATCACCCCGGGCACGGATAAGACGATCATTAACAGTCTCATAATCTTTTGGATTGTAGCGTGCCATTATTTGGTCTCCTTCTTCGCCAACCGAACACTGCTCACCACTGACGACTTCCCAGGTGTGGTGTAGCCCTCGACGTATTTTTTGTATGCGCGGGGATGCTCTTTCTTCAGCCGCGACTTATCAAGCCGCCCAGAGCTTTGACGGACATAGAGCGACACGCTCCCCTCCGGATAACTGAACTTTTCACCGGGGACAAGATTGGTGCGAACAATCTCTGTAAGCTCTTTCTTCACCGCATCAAGCTGCTTTTGTAGCGCGTCTTGCTGACGGCGTAACTCCCACACACGAGTGGGCAGCTGTGGTGGTTCAGCCGGCTCATACGCAAGAAATTCTGTAGCGATGTCTACGAGTTCTTGCTGCGCATCAGCGTCAGCTACGACCTCGGTGTAGCCGTACCCTGCAGGCTCAAACACATCTTTGATAGATGGGTCAAGCACACCAATTTTTGTGAGTATCGGTGCCCCGTTGGAATGCGATATTTCGGCGTCAGCCTGGACGCCCCGCACCTCCCACGCGAACAGTGCCCGGTCAACCTCACACACCAGCATTTGCCACTGCATCTGCATGTAGTAGTGCGGAATACCAGCATCCGCGAAGTCTTTACGGGTAGACGGTTTATCGTGGTTGTTGAGCCATTCCCAGTCAGTGCCAGTGGTTTTCACCTCGGCTACGAAACCGTCTCCGACCCCGTCTGGAGTAGCCAAAAACTTGTTATTGGTGGGGGCTTCCCAAATATCGTCGTTAGAGAAAATTTCGAGTTCGGTTTCCTGTCTGAGATAGTCAAGCACCACCGGCTCCCGCATATTTCCCCACTCCGTGTAGGCATTACCCCGGAATGTTGCAGCAGACCTTTTTTCGTCATACAGCTGCGCTATGCGCTTCCTACCCGTAGCCAGAGCAGCCACTTCGGTAGCGGTTATCCCCATGGCGCGTAGGTCTAGCCAGTGGGCGTAGTTTTCTTTGCGTGATGAATCTTTAATAATCGGCATTACTGCTCCCTGCGAGTAGATGGTGAATAATGATGATTCGGCTTACCATTGGGAACCACCGCCCCACACACACTGGCCATCAACCAAATGGCACATCGATGTTGTGGTATCCCAGCCGCAGACGACGCCATACATAATCCAGGCGAAAATCGCGGCCAAAATAATGAACATGACAATGACAAGCAGGTCATCACGGGTTACTTTTTTACGCACAGCGACCACCCGTCTTCCTATACGACCAATCAAGAAGATCATCAGAATCAAACAGATACCGAGCGCCGTGCAGCCCCTTCTCATCCGTGTTAAGCGCCCGAAGCTCAGAGGTAAGCACCGCCGCCCGAATCGTCTGATGATGAAACATCGTTGGCGTGCTGCGCCGCTCCCGTAAGAACCGTGAAGCGGCCATGCAACCATGAATTTCCTTACCCATCGCTACGCACCTACCCAAACCGTTAGATCGCGGCCATGAGCCTTACGACGGGTTGACTGCTTCCGTGCCAACGTCTTCTTGATCACGCCATCTCGGGCAGCATGATGAAACGCCGATGAAAACGCATTGGGGTGGTGCAAACCATCCATAATCTCATCGCCGAGATCATCCCGGATGTCATTCGCGGTGAACGGTTGGCCAGTGTCGGCTCGGTAGCAGATGGCCTCAAACAAGGCTCGTTTCAGCTCCGCCTTTTCGTTCTCCAGCACCCTCTTGGTGCCTTCGCGTTTCAACGCTAGTGAAGCTGCTGCTTCGTCTGTTTTGTTAGTATTAGAAGTGAAATCTTTGTCGGATTTCATACTCACTCCTAGTGGGTTTGCCCTCATCTGCTGCCACAGGTGGGGGCTTTTCTTATGCCGTTTGCTTCTGCTGCTGGACAATCATCCCGTCAATTCGACATCCAGAGTCGCCTTGATCAGATTGAGCAGACGCTCATCCATGAAGGCCTCAACGAGTAGATCATCGTTACGCAACGACCTCGCCCCCTACACACAGAGCAGGAAGACTCACCGCGAGACGATCAAGCCCCTTAGGCGTCACCCGCACCGTAGGATGAGGAATAAACGACTCGCCATTAGGCTTCCACCGAGGCATATTCACCCTCACGGCCAGATAGCCGCGCTCCACCGCATACTGCAACGGCTCCCAATAGCCATGGCAGTGTGTGAGCCAGCCGCGATTCTGCATCATGTCGAATAGGCGATTACGCCCGATATCAAGCCCGGCGCGGGACGCTAGCGCTTTCGCAGCGTCAGCCACGCTCATGTCGCCGGATGCTCCGCAAAACGTCTCCCACGCCCCCGCCCTCGGAGCGAGCTCCCTATTGGCTGTCTCCAACTCCGCCCGGCGCGCCCGCTCATCCTTCAGCTGGTTAGCCAGGCTAATAATCGTGTCCGGGTTAAGGAGAACTTCCTCAATCTTCTCTGGAGTCAGATACCCACCATGCTTACGGATGGAGGGGAGTACCTCATCGAACACCCAGCGCTCAAACTTGTCAGCATCCGGAAGTTTCGAGTTAGCGATAAGCCGGTAGAGGTCACCCTCAGTGATGAAGGTGAATTGCTGCATTCCGCCTGCGGTTTGAAGGGGGTACCGTTTTGGGAACCCCTTTGCTGACCTGCAATGATCGAGCACAGCTTTAGCAGGGTTCGCATACCCTAGAGCCACTGCTACATCGCGGCCGCAAAAAAGTACTTCGTCTCCCTCGTTGACGAGACGAATAATGCTTCCTTGGAAGTCGTACTGTGCGACCTCTTTCTTAAACTGTTCTGTCATGATAGAATCTCCTTGTCTTCTAAGAGGATTTGATTTTCTGGGTGCCCCTGGTCGCTGCCGGGGGCACCTTTTTTATGCAGCATCATCAACACACATACTTTCGATGGCAATGCCGGTTAGCGCGTGCAGCTCATAGAGCGTGAGAACATCTGGAAGTGTTTTTCCTGAGCGCCAATTCTTTACGGTTGTCCCAGTCCTATTAAGGAAAGTCACCCCAAGATGGTTGTCTGACCTCGCCCCAGTGATTTCTTTTGCCTTGTCAAGAACGATCGGGTCAAGCTTCATGCCTTTACCTCCTAGTAACTTTGTCTTTCTGTAAGTCATTATGACTAACAGTTAGTCACTTTGTCAAGCAATTTCCGAAAATCTCTATTCCGCCAGGTAGAAAGTTAGACAAACTGACTAAAGTCAGCTATGCTAATGGCATGGAACATAGTGAATGGCTGCAAAAAGTCTCCAAAGGAGACTCGATAAATGCCTCTGCTAATAAAGCGGGAATCCAGCAGCGGACACTCGCACGGCAGGTCGATCGAGAACACATAGACGCAGAAAGCGTGATCGCCCTAGCAATTGCCTACGGGATTCACCCCGTGGGGGCACTGGTGGAAACCGAATATCTAGACGAAAAATGGGCAAACCAAATCGACCCATTCCTAGCTGTCAGAAAGCTCACCGACGAGCAGATACTCGAAGAGATTTTGCGCCGCATGAAGCTTCCCGGCGACCACCGCGAATTCACCACCCCGGTGGATGAGCTCATCGAAGAGCGTGGGAATGTTACACCCCTACCGCATACTGATGTTCTAGCCCCACTCCCCGACTTAGAAAACCTCGACTACGTCGCCCAACACGACACCGATCAACCCACCAATGATGAGTACGCAGAACACCACAACGAGCCTTAAACGCTACGCAGAAAGCCAAGGCGTAGAAGTTATTGAGCGTCATCTCCCCAACACCTGGCCGCACGCCCTCTACATCCCCGAACTCAACACCATCTACCTAGAAGCGCGGCAACCGCACTGCTACAAGCGCGCAAACCTAGCCCATGAACTCGGCCACGTTTTCTATGGGCATACCACCAACAGCCCGAAAGCAGAGAGGCAGGCCGACGTATTCGCCGCGATGCAGCTTATTGACCCGATCGAGTACCGGCACGCAGAAGCGGCTTACGGGACTAACGAAGAACTACTTGCCTATGAATTGGGCGTAACCCCTCACGTCATCCGAGTGTGGCGTGAATGCATTGACAGGAGTCATTATGAAACGGCTACTAGCTGTCGCAGTAGCAGCGGCACTCATACTCGCAGGCTGCGCAGATGGCGTACCGACCAAGGAAGATAAGAGCGGGGATTTTACTATTCCTGAGAGTCCCACTGGAGTCTACTAACTACGGGAACACCCTAGGGACTCGAGTTTTCCAGCTTTGGCATGTTGATATGCCTTATGAGGAGACAGTGGAGTTCTTCAAACGGAACACCCCCGAGAATCCCAACCCAGGCCACAATTTCAAGTGGCAGCGGGAGCTAAACGAAAATGAGTATGGGTGGTGCTGGGAGAACAAGCCCGGAGATAGCGAGTATTGAGAGACGCTGACTATCAGTCGTCAGCTCGATCGGGATGGCACTGTATTTCTCATTGAGCTGGATGGCAGCGGTGATTATAAGTGTTCTAAATAGCAAAAATCCCCCACCCTGCGCCAAACAGGATGGGGGCAAACAGAACCGGACTGCCGTCTTAACAGTCACACACATTATAGCAGGTGAAACCCTATGAGCGTCCACAGCTACACGACGAAAAGCGGTCGCCGCTATGCTGTCCGATACACAAAACCCGACGGCACGCGCACACAAAAGCGCGGGTTTCTCACTAAATCCGCCGCCCGCGCATGGGAAACAACAACCCTCTCCACCATCCTTACGGGTGAGTGGATAGACCAATCGCAGGGTAATATCACTTTAGGGCAGCTGGGTGACGTGTGGATAGAATCCCAAACTCACCTTAAGCCTTCTTCCTTGCACCCGATTAAAAACGCGTACAAGCTCAGAGTAAAATCAACATTCGGCGACAGAGCGATCAACACAATCAAGCACACTGAGGTGAAAACCTGGCTAGCGGGGCTGAAAACTGCAGATGGCTCACGCGAACTAGCGCCAACCGGGAAACGCTACGCCCTCCAGGTACTCAAAAATATCTTGGATGATGCGGTAAGGGATGGTCTTATCCCCTCTAACCCGTGCGACGGGGTGCCGCTACCGCCGAAGCGGCGAAAGAAACAGATGTTCCTCACCGCGCAGCAACTTCACGACTTCGCGGCCTTATGCGGTGAGTACGAGCTGATGGTGCTTGTTTTGGGGTACACCGGTATTCGGTTTGGTGAAGCCATAGCGCTGCGAGGCGATGATGTGAACATTGTGGCGCGCCGGATCAGTATTACGAAGAATGCTGTGTGGCTCGGCGGGAAAATCTACGAGGGGACACCGAAGACGGGGGAATCCCGCACAGTGCCTATTCCTCATTTTCTGTTGAAGCGTCTACAGGAAGCGGCAGAGGCAGCCGGTGATGGGCTGCTATGGACTGCCTACGACGGTACCTATGTACGACGCCCGCTAGTGGGTAAAGGATGGTTTTTTAACGCCCGGCGCGATGCTGGGCTGCCTGAGGCTTTCACCCTCCATGATTTGCGGCACACTGCTGCGAGTCTCGCAGTGCAATCAGGTGCGAATGTTAAAGCTATCCAGAAAATGCTTGGGCATGCCTCTGCAGCTATGACCCTGGACGTGTACGCGTCGCTTTTCGATGATGATTTGGATGATGTGGCGGCGCGTATGGATGAGCGTGCGAGGGCACTTGGTTTGGCGTGA